GGGTGATAGTCCAAACCGAGTTTCTTAAAATTCCAATAGGTCGGGCAGTTGTCGCACCCTGGCGTCAACCGCTCACATCCTGTCACTACCTGCCAGTTTATGGCCTCCATATCGTTATTACCTCCGGGTTTTCATGCAGGACCAGGCCATCTTTGCCCTGGCTAATTGTTCCAAAATCCAACGCCACGCCAACTGTCATACCATTTGACAACCGTCCGGCAACCGGGTCACAAGCGTCTGCCTTTAACAAAACGATGTCACCAGGTAACGCCGCCTGGACCTCCTGGAGAGAATTCAGCTCTGCGAAGACCTGGAAGGTTTCCTGGACGGACCCTTGGCAGAACTCCTTCATCCTGTCAAACGCTCCTTTCCTGGTGGTGTACTTCCCGCGGAACCATTTGGCGATGTCCGTCCCGGTGATAGCCTGGACCGCATCAGCCACAAACAGGCAGCAGTCAGACTGCCCCCAGACAAGCGGCGTGTTAAGCCGCTCCTGGAGGTATCCTTTCAGTTTCATCTGCCAGTTCTCTACCCGTTCCATTATGCCCCCAAGAGTGACTTACCCAGCGATAATCGGGAGTCCCCAATACCCGCAGTTCCCCCTCCTGCACCAGTCAGTAATGTTCCTCCTACTGTTCCCGGTCCCTTGGCTTCCGTGGCTCCTCTGACTCCGCCTTTCTTCTGCCTTATCGGTGTCTTGGCCTTTCGCTTCGGCGCAGGTGGTTGAATTATGGGGGGTGGTGGGGGTGGTGGGGTTATGGGTTGGGGTGGTGGAGGGCGCCTCCTGCCTCCTCCGAATATCCTGGCGACTGCTTTAAACTTACCCATGCGCTGGTTCCTTGTAAATGGTTAGGGTTCTATTTCAAGACTCATAACCGGCCCCCCATCCAAGAAACCAGATTTCCTCATTAAGTTTTCAAAAAGCTGTTGCTCTGTTTTGTCAAGCTCTGCGGTGGCAGTCGCGAATATGTGAGAACACCCGGCCTCCGCCCCCCAGGTAATTGCTCTCCGCAACAACTTCCTAGCAGCATCGCTGCGCCTTCCCGCTTGTGCCACCCAGAACTTCGATAAATAGCAAAATGGCCTGTCATGGTATTCATGGCTAACCGCCACCATAACAAACCCTATAACCGCATTATCTAAAATTGCAACGATAATGTCTATCTCTTTATCATATAAATACGCCCAGACATATTCAGTTGCTTTCTCTTCGTTGAACACCAGGCCCCGGTACTTGCTTTCCGCGGTGCCTTCCTTGGCGATAGCCACCAAGGGATAAAGGTCATCCTTGCCACCAACCCGAACTAAACATTCGCGGATAGGCGTCAATATGCTACCCCCCTAATAAAGTTGGCTTGCCCAGAGTGAGGTCTTCCGCAGTATCACTCAACAGGGCTGCCTTCCCACCAGCCCCAGGTTGCCCTCTCGGTTTATCTGGTATCTTCCTCGGTTTATCTGGTGCCGTCTTCGGTAGCTGCGCCTTCGGCCTCTTCCTCTCCACCGTCTTAATCAGCGCATCCACCTGTTCCCTGGTTGCGTTCCTGGGAATGCCAACGGTCCCCCCTCCTTTTGGTGTAACGCTCACCGATTGGATGGCCCTGCTCCTGGTTGTTCCTGCCTGCTGAACACCCTGGTCTAAAATCCCCGCTTCAATCAACGGCTGGCCAAATGCTCTCCCGAAGAAGTCATACAGCTTCCCGCTTCCCCTCTGGCCCACTGGTACGGATTTCCCGTTGACTGTCTTGCTGGTGACCGTAACCCCTGGGTTCCTCCTTAAATATTCATCAACAATATAATCCGTTGGGCCTGTTCCTGGCATTACTATCCCCCTAATAAGGTTTTACGCCCCGGCTCTAGTTCAGAGGCCAAGACGCTGGCCCTGCCTCCTCCGGAAGGTCCTCTTTTAATCCGGTAATCGCGTTGCGAGGCTCTACCTGATGCTGGCCTTGCCGCTTGCTTGGCGGCTGGTGCTGATGACGCCTGTCTGTTTATTGCTGGGTCTGCCGGGCTTTGAACTGGCTTTGTGGACTTCCAAAACATTCCCGTGCCTGCCCCAACCGAATCCAAAATAAGATAATCCGTCTGACTAAGAGGCTCACCACTTTCCCGCTTTTTAAAGGTTTTTATTATCGCAGCTCCTGGCATTATCTTCTCCCTCTTTTATATGGGCTGTATTCTCTCCTGGCGTTCCGCTTCTCGCTTCGGTACTTGTCCATTCCCTTCGGAGCTACCGGGTAAGCAAACGTCAGTGCCAGGGCGTCCCCGCAGTCTGGTGAAGCCAGCCCACGCCTCTTCATGTCTTCCTTCTTCTCCAGTTGGATTTTATTTTCCGGCGTGAACTTGTACTCCGTCCCCGTCATGTCATCCATTAGCTCATTGTCTTCCGGGATGGCACCGGTTGGCAACCAGGTCCGCATCCCTCCCCACATCTCCGCCCGTTTATTTAAATAGGCAGCGTCCCCGGACTTACTCCCGCCGTTCACTTCGATGACGGTAACCTGGAGGTCCCGGAGCCTATCGACTACACCACCACCAACTCCTCCACCGTCAACAAATACCGCGTCTGACTGGTGGGTTCGAACCAGCTCTGCAACTCTGGCTGCAAGCTGCATGGTGTCCAGGTTTCGGTATTTAGTCCATGCAATAGTTCGCGCATCTCTTCCCCGTCTAAAACATACAACACTTTGGTCATCCCCAAATCTGGCAACGTCCACCCCCATTATTAAAGGTTCTTCAAGGTAACAGACTGCTTCCCGCTCCCTGGCTTCGTCAACCAGGTGACCGGCGATGAACTGCATCGAACTGGCAGAGGGAAAAACCCCACGCACCCTGACCTTAACAAAGTCAGAGTCTTCACCGTAGTCCTCCACCCATTGTAGCAGTTTCCGCTTGTCTGTCATCTTACAATCGCGGGAATCAATCTGCCTGGTTCTCCAGCGATGTTTGAACTTACCGAAGCATTGACGGAAGCGCCCAGTGTTCCTGGTTGGGTTGCCTTTCGCAAACCACATTGCGCCTGGTTGGGTCATCGCTCCTTCGGACACTTCCCAAATGATGTCCGGGATTGAAGAAGCTTCATCGTAAATGATAAGAACGTCCTCGCCATGCTGGCCTGCGAAGGCTTCGGAGTTACGCTCCGTCCAAGGGATGGCCGATACATACCAGGTTTCTGGTGCCGATACATGGTAGAACTTGGTAGCGGTCCACTCGAACCAGGGCTTAATGAAACATCGGTTGTGCCAGAGGGCAAGTTCCCTCCAAGTCTTCGTTTCCAACTGCGGCTTAGTATTCGCCGTAACCACTCCATTTAAATCCTTTCTGGTGGCCATCGCCCAGAGTATTATCCAGGCAACCACCGCTCCCTTGCCAATTCCGTGGCCGGATGAGATAGCGGACTGGAATGCTTCCACATCCCCGGTCCGGACCCATCCACCTAAGTCCTCTAGGAGTTCGCGCTGCCATCCATCTGGTCCGGTATGTCCAACCAAATCGCCAGTGTTCCAATCAAAGACATATAAGACGAAACCCAAAGGGTCATCATAAAAGCTGGCGATGTCCTCCTGGGTCTGCTGCTCAGGCGTCTTTTGTTTGGTCAAAGTTGCCATTGTATCTCTCTATCGCTATTTTCTTTGTGCTTGCGATTGGTCCTTCCGCGCAACAGCCATCGCAATGGACACTGTAATCTGTCGCACCTGGAAGCATTTCGCATTCTGGCCAAACCCTCTTGGTAAACTCTTGGGACTCACCGCCGCAATGAGGGCAACCATAGGACAGTTGCTCCCATTCATCATCAGTCATATCCAGGCGCTGCTCTGTTCCTTCGGTCAAGACCACGCCGTCAGTCATCGCACCAGGTCCGCCATTAGACTGCGGTAGGCTTTGGCTATCGCTGACTCTGCATCCCCATCCACCCTGGCTGAATAGAGCAAATCTGTTCTTTCGTCACTAGGGATTAGTTGAGCTTCTACCCACAACCCCCCCCTCTCCATCTGAATTAACCTCTATAGATAGCTTCATCTCTCCCCCTCCGCTAGCAGCGCATCGGCAAACTCATAGGCTGACTTAGCCACCACTTCCTCAACGGTTATATCCTTCATCGCAATCGCCGCCCCAAACGCGGTCATCGCTGCGACATTACCAACCAGGGCAGCCATCGCGTGGGCTGCCAAGCTATCGCGCCATTTCTTTATCTTGGCCCTGGCCTCCTGGTCCTGTTCATCCGTAATCCTCCATTGGACTTCTGGGTCATTAATATCGCCCTGCATAATTGGGTGGTCTATGCAATTAGCGTGTCCTCTCTCGCAAAATACCTTATCCATCATCCTCCTCCTTGGCGCGTTTCAATATCTCCTCCACAAACTCGCTCTCGCTAAGGTCATCGGAGACAGGTTCCCCTGTATTTAAGTCATCGCCGCATCCAGGCTTCCCCGTTAGCAGCCTCCCTTTTGGTAGCTTTGTATATTTAATCATCATCCTCCTCCACTATCATCCCGGCCCTTCGCCGGTTCGCGTTCACTTGCAACTGGGTAACGTGACCGATTGCGAAGTTGTTCACGGTCCCATCGCTGTAATTCCCGTTGCGTTTATAAAACATATCAATCGCTTTGATGCGGTCATGCTGGGTAATCTTTTGGAACCCGGAGCCATCAGCCCCGGTCATCAATGTAATTTCTTTTATTGAGTTGCGCTGCCTGAGCGTGAGTTTATCCTTCGAAACTGGAATCATCGTTCCGTCCGGACCCTCTTCGTACAAATCGCAGGCATCAGTGGTAATCATTCCGGCCAGGATTTCATTTACTTCATCAACCTCTAGTCCAACCCTGGCAAGGCTTTCCTCCTGGACCTTAGCACGGACCTTAGCAACCTTAGCACCTACCTTACCCAACCTTAGCAGTTTACTGGCCGTCACCTCCGCAGTCTTCGGAGCATACCCAGCCCTGATAGCAGCCTGTTTGCCATTAGAATCAATAGCATACTCCGCAATAAATTTTTGTTGTTTGGGTGTTAAGTCGTTCATTCCTTCGCTAACTCCTTCTCAAATAGTTCTTCACAAGTCTCGCAAAAAATAATAACTGTATTCCGTGGTCTTCTCTCCCCAGGTTCTAAGTCTCCTGGA